TACCATCTATGTAGTACCCGTGTAATGTTTTTTTCTTTTTCATAATTCATTCGGCCCCTACGCTTTCCGTGCACGTACTAACGTAGAAGGCGCCGCTTTCGTTGCTACCCTTTCAGGTCATCGCGAACGTACAGTGGAACGCAGTTACTGCAGAACTTGGACGCCTACTAACGGTCTTATAATTCTATCTCCATATACAACCAAAAAAATCACCACTACCATCATTCATTATATGACGATTAATTGGATAATCGTAGTATGTACTTAACTTAATTCTCAATATATCACACAAATCTGAATATATAACTGTATCTTTAAACAGTTTTATATTTGCCATCATCTCTTCTGTCACTGGCACCAGATGATACATTCCGTCTGTTAAGATTATTAACTCCATCAGCCCACTCCTTTATATATTTATACCATTCGTCTTTATATTTAGGATCTTTAGTTTTATTCCAAAGATTTGCTAATTCATCAATCTTTTTTTGCATCATATCTTCTTGTACCATTAGTTATAATTTTCTTAAGACCAGGAGCTGATAACTCTATTTTAGCATAGGGTTTCCATGCTTTTCTCATGATATTAAGTTCTAATAATAAAACCGACCATTGCTTTGGTGTTATATCTTTACTACTTATTGTTATTATTTTTTCTTTCATATATCCTATATAGGATATCTAGGGAGATTTGTCAACCCCTACCTTGACCCACATAGGGTTTTTTTCTTTGTTTTTTATTAGGGTTTTTTGAATGTCTTCCAGGCCGTTTACGAGGCTTTTGTTTATGATAGGTATTAACTCCCCACTTAGGTGCCTTGGCCATTATTTATCTCTAGTAACTAATTCTATTTTTTCACCGGCTGTAACTGCAGGGATATAACTTATTTTCCCATTAATATGTTGTCTTAAATCACTACCACATGTCACACATCTATAAAAATCTGGAGTTATTGATACTAACATAGTATCCTGCTCACATGTCGGACATGTCCCCGTCACCACTTCTGCGTTGAATTTTAGAAATTTTTTTTCTGTCATAAACTTTCTTAGATTTTACCACACGAGGTTGATAACGTCCATCACTTAATTGTTGAGCTATCTTATTTCTAGGTCTATTTTTCTTGAGAAAAAATGCGTATGATTTCTTATTCAATGATCAATTTTTTAATTGATTTAGACCCATCAATATTATCCTCTAGCTCCGCCTTCCCTTTCCAGCATTTGTAAGTTACTGATTCAGAAAAAGTTCTTTCAGCTTCACGTTTTCCGCGCAAACACATTGCCATACCATCAACCTGCAAACGGGCTTCCTTAATTTCTGCGTTTACAAACATAAGAAGAGCTACTACAGATTCTATCATTAGTGTGTGCTCCCATTTCCGTTAGTGTATTTCATCTCTCTAGATGCATCTTTTAATTTTTCAATATCAGTTAAAACTTTATCCATTTGTTTTGTTAAAAATTCTATGTTTACTTTGTTTAATGCCATAGACTCAATGTGTTTGTTTAACTTATCAGTGGTCTTGTAAAGATCCTCGATCATCATGAATTGCTCGGAATCTGCAGGAAGCGAACCAAGTTGACCCCGTGGCCATTTGATTCTAAACTCTGTATTCTCAGTTAAATCTTTTTCCATTAGTTCTAGTGTTGTAGAAATTTTGTTTTGAGTCTCAATGATACCGAAGTAAGCCCAGGTTCCAATCGCAACCATCGCGATCAGTGAGGCTACCGTCTTCATCGGCATTTGCACAGCTGCTTCTTCTGAAATTTTTAAAGGTTTACCCATTAACAATCCCACTTTCTTAATGATTTATTAATTCTAGAATTTGGATCTCTTGCAGTCTTAGCTGATGTTAATTTCTTTTTCATACCGCCCATACGTGCGCAGAATGATTTTCTTCTTCCACTTGTTTTAGATTTTGTAGGTGCTTTTAAAGTTCCACCTTTATAACTGTCTCTTCCTTTTTGATTTAATCCACCTGATGGTGACTTACCTTCTTTTCTTGTCCAGGCCGCAGACCCACCTTCTCTTAATTGACTTCTTTTAATAGCTTTTTCTGTAGGTGCTCCCTTGGCCCCTTTAGCTCTCATTTTTTCTCCACGTTTTCTTTTTTGATGAATGTTATACCAAAGACCTTTACGTGCTTTTTTACCTTCTTTAGTAGTGTGATAAACACTCCCACCTTTTTTGTATCCTTGTCTGAGAATTGGACTATGCCCTTTAATTGATATATCAGCCATTAGTTATAACTATACCCCGTGTTGCCTTGTTCTAATTTTTTAAATAATTTTTCGTGTTGTTCCATAATCTCTTCATCAGAGTCCTGCATATCATCTAGTTGATCTTCTAATTTCTCTACTTGTCTTTCAAGTTTAGAAACTTTATCTAGCTGTACTGCTTGATTAGTAGAGAGATCAAACGTTCTAGTAAGAGTCCAACCAGCTAATGCCAGTAGAATTCCAACTAATAATGTCATTAATTTTTCAATCATTATTTACCTTTGGTTTTGGCTTAGGAAGTATATAGTCTTTTGACTCATTTTTCAATGATGGGTTTTGAATGGGAGCTGCACAAAGAGTTAGTAAACACAACAAAATTATTACTATTGCAGTAAATTGGTAGTTCATAATTATGCCTCATACTATTTTTTACTTATTGACAACTTTCACATTCTCCAGTGTCATCAATTACTAAACCACCTTCATTTTCAAAACTTTTATCTTCTGCTCTACTATTACAATCACAGTTAGTACATTCACCTTCTGCATTAGGGCAGTGACACATTTTATTACATTTTTTACACCAACGTTCAGTCATCATTTTTTTCCTCAATATTATAAAAGAATTTATCGGTATCTTCTGTTTTCCATTTACCGGTATCTTCAACATTCCAATCACTTGTTTGTACTTTCCAGTCAGGAACATTGTTCTTAACTGTAAATGATGGGATATCCCAAAGTATACGATTGTTTGGCTGTGCCGCATAGTTGCCGTCATCTAACGCAAGTATGTGTGCGCACTTATGTTCGTGCGGAATCTCTGAATGATCAGTGTCTACTATATTACTCTCTGGGTGTCCCCAGTCAACAGTAAATAAATATTTTCCTGGATGTAGTTTCTTATCTTTTCCAAAAAACTTTCCAGATTGTCCATCTAGAATATCAAAAGAAGTGACAGCAGGATAATAACTAAAACAATTCCATAACTCCAACTCATCCAATCGCATTTTCGGGACTTCCTTGGGGTCGTAACCTCGTTGAATAAAGGCTGAAATGGGGAGACGATAAAAGACAGCACCATTTTCCATAATAGCATGGAAGAGGATCGGACGTCCTGTAATAGACGCCAGACCAAAGATAATACAATCTTCAACTTCTCCAAAATGTCCGGTAAGGTCATAGAGATATTCTCTCCTGATCTGTGCATACGTCACAGGAATGTTTGCATTCAGATATGACATGAGACATTACAAAATTATAGAGCCAATGATTAAACCAGCTACAAAACAAATGATTTCTCTTCTGTTATGTAATTGCCATATCATTACTTTATCTAGGTATTTTTTTACCATAGTTTCCTCCTCTTGTTTATTCTATTGTACCCCAATTTGGTCCAGATTCATAGTCTACTTTATTAGGAACTTCAAGTGAAACTGCATGTTCCATAATCTCTTTTATTTTATCTGCATTACCATCAACTGATATATCAAGTTCATCATGTACTTGTATATGTGGTGTAATCCCCTCTTTATAAAGCTCTAACATTGCTTTCTTTGTCATGTCCGCCGCACTTCCTTGAATCAATTTATTTAAAGCTTTGTAAGTATAAGCTCGCTTGATCCCTGGTCCGTGTTCCGCGAGCGCTGCTTCGTGTGACAAGGCTTTATGAATTCCAAACTGATTTGGTTCCCATAGATGGAACCTACACAAACGACCTAGCAAAGTTCTAATCTTACCAGAGTCCTGGGCTCTATACATTACATTGTCCATCAACTGTTTTACAAATGGAACTTTGTTATGATATTGTTTAAAAAGATCGTCAGCTTTTTCTTTAGAGACTCCAAGTTCAGCTTGTAATTTATTTTTTCCCATACCATAGAACAGACCAAGGTTTATAGTCTTGGCCTGAGTTCTAGGTATCTCTGCCATGTCTGCAACGATAGTATGAAAGTCGGCATCGCCCTCATTATACGAGTCCAATACTTCGTTCACTCCATAGAGATTCTGTAAAGCGGCATAATGCACTACCAACCTAGGCTCTTGCTGAGAATAGTCAAAACAACCCCATGTATGGCCTTCCTCGGGTATAAATAATGACCTAATCCGTGGTCCAAGTTCCTTGTTCCTAGCTGGTATTTGCTGTAAATTTGGGTTAGAATAGCTGAATCTTCCGGTCACAGTTCCACCATTATCGGACCTTAATTGGTTAATTTCAGCATGTATTCTTCCTTTATGATTATGTTTTAATATGGTATCAATAAACGTGGTATGGGCCTTATTTATTTCACGGGCTCGGGCAATTAGTTTCACTAGTGGGTGGGGGTGATTCTGCAAAAAGTTTTTTGTAAATGATGGAGAATTTGTTTTTTCGGTGCGGTCAAATGGTAGGTGAAGTTTTTCAAAAACTTGGGCAATGGATCGAGCTGCCCATATTTGGGTATCTACTCCAGTTTCTTTTTTTACTTTTTGTAATAATCCTTTTTCTTCTCTATTTAATTCTTCTTTTAATAGGTGAGCTTTTACAACATCTACACGAACTCCTAAGAACCGCATATCTACGAGGCAAGGGAATAAGTCAGTCTCTAATTGGAAAATAGATTTTAAATCTTGATTAATAATTTCTTTCTTTAGCTCTTGCCAAAGTTCATAAGTTATCTCAGCATCTTTTTCTGCGTAAGCACCAACATAAATGGCAGGTAGTTTATACATTTCTGCCTTAGCGTCAACCCCCCAACTCTTTGCAGCTTCATATAATTCTGTTTCATTTTTTCCTTTTCCAGTGTATCTTTTGGAACAGTTGTTTAAGTCATAACGCATTTGATTCTCATCAACTAGGGCCGATGCAATCATCGTGTCTACAATTCTTCCGTTAATACTTAAACCGAGCGCTCTTATCCAACATACGTCATACATGGCGTTGTGAAATATTTTCATAGCTGGAGTGCTCAACACACCTTGGAACCATTTTAAAACTTTATTTCTATCTAGATTACCACCACCTTCATGAGCAATTGGATAATAACCAGACCAGTCCTTAACAGCGACAGCTACACCCACAACGTCTCCGTTTTTAGATACTGATCCTGATCCCATCTTAATTAGGTCCGGGTCTTTTGTTTCTAAGTCAATTGCAATCTCATCATACTTTGATAGATCTGGAAATTCTTCTGGCGGTAACCATTCTGTCTGTGGTTTAAATAGTGGTACTTGTATCATAGTTTTATAAATCTCCCTTGTTTGTCTCTGATTAAGTTTGTTTTACCTTTTTTATCTCTAAAATCATTTTCAGGATAAGATTGTTCAACACAATCCTCATATGGATAACCATTATCTTTTAGCCATTCAGCATGAATAATTAAAATTTTATTTCTCAACTATCCCCCATGAATTTTTTGATTCTTTTATTTCTTCTTTCACAGGTTCAGGATAGTCTCTATCGATCGCCATGTCAATATAATGTTTTGCTTTTAACAAATCTTCTTTTTGATTTTTTTGTTTATGTCTACATAAATATTTAATTGCGTTGCCTTCCGCAAATGGAATATTATTTCTATTAATAAATTCTGAAGGTTGAATCGCCATAGATTTATAATGAGTCCCACCTACCTGCTTTTTATATATTTCTTCGCTCATATTATAAATCCTTTACTAGGTTGTTTGGGTTCTATTATATGTAAGTTTTCTTTTGTTCGTGTTGCACCTACATAATACAGTCTGTTTTCATCATCAGGATTCTTTTCGTATGTATTCATTGTTGTTCTTGTTTGATCAGTTAACAATACAACGTTTTGACATTCACCACCTTTAGCGGCGTGAATCGTAGACAATTTTATTCTTGGTGGTTTATTTAATTTCTCACCATTAGCTCTCATTTTTCTTAGATAATTTACTCGCTGTTGCCCTGCTTCATTAAAAGCTTCAAACCAAACTTTTTTAGTTTTTAATCCGTGGTCCTTGGTCAATGCATCAATACCATAGAAGGATTCTTTCACCATTCCTTTTAATTTATTCTTGTCTGCATGTTCAGGACTCATGTAACTATAAATCTTTTCAATTTGTTTATAAGACATTAATTGTCCCTGTCTTAAATGCTCCCAGTCTGTAACTGCTTCTTGCATATCTTTTTCATAACTTCTTTTATATTTATTCTCATAATACAAACCCTTACGATACAAAGTATCTTCTATTTCTTTAAGCATGTATTTAGTTCTAGATAGTATTAACCATTCACCAGATGACATATCAATTGATTCAACATCAAAGTGTCTATGTAAACTTCCCTCATTAGTTTTAGGTTTCCAATTCTTATCTATTCTATTTCTAATTCTATTTATAATACCCATAGCAAGTCTATGAACTTTCATCGGAATTCTATGTGATTGAATAAGTGGAAGGTTAATCATTTGATCTTGTAAAGCTATAAAAGAATCTACATCAGCACCAGCCCATTTAAAGATAGCCTGGTCGTCATCTCCAGCAATAAACGTATCCTCTGTTTTATCCCAAATAGTTTTAGTCATATCCCATTGCATTCGAGATAAATCTTGAGCTTCATCAATAAAGACTACATCGAAGTTAGGGGACTTATCTGATTTTATAAAATTTAAAATCATGTCATTAAAGTCTATCAAACCATATTCTTTTTTATATCTCTCCAACTCATTAGCTATAATTCTTAACTTATCTCTCTCTAAATCTTGAGTATGTTCTTGAAGTTCATACTGTTGGTCTGGAGTTATATTTCTAAGTTTTGCTAAATTAATTATCTGTAAATACTCACTGTCAGATGTAAAGAATCCGTGATCTTCCTGGTGTTCTGCGTAAGCCACTGGAAAGCCTAATTTTTTTCCCAAGTCTTTATAGTGTCTTGGTTGCATTACTTGATCTTTTTTAAGTCCAAGTTTTTTAAATGCTAGTGAGTGTAAAGTTCTAAAGTATGGAAGATCATCTTCTGTGTAATTAAATTGTTTCATTGCTCTATCTCTTGCCTCGTACGCAGCTTTTTGAGTAAAAGCAAAATAGCCTATCTTATCTGGATCAGTTTCTTTTAAATAATTATCTACTTTATTTAATAAAGTTGTAGTCTTTCCAGTTCCTGGTGGTCCCAATACTATTGTTTTCATTTAATCCTCCTAAAAAAATGTCTCCATATCGATGATCTAATAATTGAAACTGCTGTAAATATTAATGCTATATGTAAGCTGTCCCAAATCGTTGGATATAATCCAAAGAAAGGAAAGATATATAATTGAATTAAAATTGCTAAAATTAATCCACTGCCTACATCAATAAAGCTTTCTATAAAACACCTTATTTTCATTAAAATACATCCTTCGGTTTAAGTTCTTTTTGCGTATACTCTTCCTCTTTTAGATCAAATTGTTTTACTCTAAATACTGATATTTTATCTTTCCCAATTCTCTTATCTTCACAATTACAAACTTCTTTTAACATCTGCGCCGTTCTAGAATAATTTACATCCCATCTTTGTCTAATTAAGAATTGATTATAAAACTTACTAAATATAAAGTGATGATATCCCTCACTAGTCCACACACCACCACGTTTAAGATCACTCATTTCAGTTCCTATATGCCTGTTTAAACAAAACTCTTCTAAATGATTCTGTAATTGATCATTAGTTGTAACTCCTTCTGGTGGTTCAACAGGTTCGTGATTCTTCATTAGTGGGTTTATAATCATGTCCCAATCTTTTGGTTTAACTGTTGGTGGTTTAAAATCTAATTGTTCCATACAGGCTTCTTGGAATAAATTTTGTTGTTTTAAATATTTTACATTCTCTAAGTATAATCTTTCTCCATCTACATTCAGATAATAGTATGGTTTTTCTAATTTAATT